AGTTGACGAGAGTGCACAAGCCGCCCAGGTATTCATAGTCTTGCTGTTGGTCTTCGTCGATACGAACGATTTCGCATAGCGAATGTCGCTTCCAGCGAAGACAAACCCACTGGAGTATCCCTGATTGGCGGTTGGGGTCGCGCCGGAGTTAAAAAGCTGCTCCCATGTGAAAAAGTTCGTATAACTGGAGTTGTTCGGCGCCAAGGTCGCGAGTGCCGCTCCGCCAGTATTTCCTAGCAGTTGCAGTTGGATTTCGTAAGACTGATTGTCTGCGCACGCGACATGCAGTGGAGCAGTCGTCGCTGCAGAGATGTCGACATATACGCTTTCGCCAACGGCAAGCGAAACATCTGACGCGGCCCCGGTGTTGTTAGACGGCGCAAGCTGCGCCCACTGCACCGCCTTGATTGCCGTGAGAACTTGGTCATAGGTCGCCCTATTCGGCGTAAGTCCGCCAGCCGCGATAATCGCGACGAGTTCCTCCTGAATCGCGTTGTACTGATATGCCGGCCATTGGGTCGCGAGTTGCTGCGTCGCAGGGTTGCCATCCGTTGCATAACCGGGAGTGCCCGTCGCCGGCGGGGTGTCTGCTTGGTCGGCAGTGACAGTATTGGGCGCAATCAGTCGATCCATATCGATGTCAGGAGTATGAGAAAAAAAGTGTGGCGTGGGCGGGCGCGATGCGTAGCAGCTCGCACTGCAGAACGTTATTTCCCCACGAGGCGAACGGCGTGCCGAACGAGCCGCCGAATTGCAGCCGGTTGATGGTGAACGTCGGCGCGTTCACCTGCCAGGCGAACGCCCAAGCCGTACCGCCAAACGGTAGACCGAAGGGTCGGCCGAAATGCGAGGGCGAGTACTGCGTAATGGTGATGTCGTACCCGAGCGCCAGGGCAACCGCCTTGAAATAGGCAATCGACTGCCCTCCACTCGCGGTCAGTCGCGCGACCACCTGAGCGACGCGCTGCTGAGTCGTCGGTGCCTCGCCTGCGCAGGGATCCGGAAGGCCGAGCGTCGCCTCCCATTCGGGCAGCAGCTCATAGGTGCTGCCCGGGAACGCATCGATGAGGAGATTGTTTGCGCGCGCAGTCAGGCGCTCGAACGCGGGCGTGAAACCCGAGAGCACCGCAGTCTGCGTGGCATCGGGATCGCGCGGCCAGACACGGCCTCGAGGCAGGAGGCCCTGCAGCGCACGCAGGTAGTCCACCGCGGTGAAATTCGGTGCGGGCATGCTATGACCAGTTGATCGCGCCGAGCACGGGCAGTTGCCCGGTCGCGTTGGTGATATTCGAGTTGGCCGGATAGGTGGTCGTCGTGCCGCCCACCGTGCTGGTGATCGAGCTGACGATGTAACCGGCGGCCCCGGGAACCGATCCGATGGCCGAGTAGACGTCCGAGAGGTCGACAGTACCGCCCGGCTCGCCCTGCCGCTGGAACAGATCCTGGAGCGCCGAGGCGATCGCCGCCCGTGTCGCCGACGACGACACTCCCGTCATATTGAAGCCGATCTGATTTTCGATCGGCGCGCACGCATAGAACAGCGAGGTCACGGGCTGCTCCGTGATCAGTGCGTTCGCAACCGTCAGTTGATCGCCCGTGGCCACGACGCCGCGCGGCGTGCCGCCGGGGCCCTGGTCGTTGGCCGAGACGCCATTCGAGCCCTGCGGGAACCCGGAGTACTCGGACTCCGCGTCGTCCATCATGAAGTAGCCGACGACGGTGCCGGCCCCGAAACCGTTCGGCGCACACCATGCCCGCGTCACGCCCGCCACTGCGAGCATCCACGTGACATAGTCACCTTCATCGCCGCCCTGCACCGGGGCTTGAAAGGCCTCCATCACGCGGGCGAAAAACTCGTCCTGTGTTTCGACGTCCGTGCCCGTGGTCACGACGGCAGTCACCGAGCCGCTCGACTGGATCCCCGTGATGCCCTGTGCGAGCGAAACCGACGTGCCGTCGTCGCAGTTCCCACCAGTGCCGGCAGTCACCGCCTGAATATTCACGGTCGCTGTGCTGCCGGTCCACACGGCGTCGGCGGTCGTCGTATAGGCGAATCCGTCCGCCGTTCGATTGATGCTCGCGCCGGACGGCAGCGGCGTCCCTGACGTTCCCGTGAATTGCACGGTTAGCACGGTCGGGGTAGCCGCCTTCAGGTACACCTTCTTCAGGCTGCCCCAGCCGGCCAGGAATTCGCCGCTCGACGTGAACGGCACAGCTTGCTTCGAAATCCAGTCCAGGTACCCATACAGGCCGTTGACGGCTCCAGCGAGCGCCTTCCCGACGATCTTGAGGACCGCTTTCTGCAGCAGCGAGACGACCAGCCCCGTGGAGCTCGTGATGTCCGACCAGATTTCGGAAACGAGCGACGAGAGTGTTGGACGCGAATATGGCATCAGTTCACCACGGGCCAAGCCCAGTTATAGGTCTGCAACGCTGTGCCGTCTGGCTGATATGGGGTGATCGACATGCCAAGCGTGTCCGGCTTCACCCATTGCGTGACAATCACGAAGCTGCCGACGATACCCGTGTCGATGAGCCACTGGATCGCCTCTGCCGCGTAGTCATACGCGTCGGTCAGCGTCTGGTTCGTAGGCGATTTGCGGCGGGAGAGGAGCCAGAGGCGCGAGCCAGTCGGCCCAGTGTCGTCGTCGGAGTAGTCGTCACCCCACCAACCGCGGCGATCCGCCGAGCCGTCAGGAATGATGTCGTCTGGCGCCGCTTCGCGGTCCGTGAACAAACTCAGCAGGAGCGCCGTTTCGAGATCGTCACCGGTTTCGAGATATCCGCCAGAGACCTGTTGCGACAGATACGAACCGGTCCAGTCGAGAATCGCGGCCGGCGTCGACGGCGTCGCGGCCGCGGGCGCGCTCGCCAGCGTCACCTCACCCGTCGCCCCCAGCACATAATCCGTCACCGTTACAGGAGCGGTAGTGGTGGGGATGCGCGATGTGGCGACGCTGCCCGGCTCAAGTTGGGCATCGAACATCGCGACGCCACTAACGCCGTCTCCCATATACCCGGGTGCAACCCCGGCCGAAGGCAACTCTGACAACAGGAAGAAGGTCCGCACTGCTGTGACTTCAGCGCATGAGCCCGAGATGCTGAGCTGATACCAGCCGGCCGCCGGCAATTTCGCAATATTGGTGTCAACCACGACACCGGCGCCTAGCGTCAACGCCTGCGTGACTACACCGGCCTGCAAATCGAAGGTCGCATAGATACCATTCAAGCCGGCACCGTCATCCAGCCCGAGCTGCAAGTACCGACGCCCAGCCTGTGCGGCTAAAACTGACAACGTGTTCGTGCTGCCCGAAGTTATTACGGCATCGGCTCGATCCGTGAAGTGGTTCGTGTTATCGGCCGACTCAACGAACACGTCGACCGTCGAAACTCCATCCGGGCCGGTCATGCTGCCTGTGGGCGCGCCTCCGAAATTACCCCACGACGCAAAGTTGCTGGATTGTTGCAGCAGATTCGTTCGCGGCGTCGCATACAGCAGTTGCCTGCCTTGCCAGTCGGTGCGGTAGATATTCGCGCTGACCACCGGGATCACGTCAACGTTCGGGAGCCATAGCTTGAAATCCAGCGTCTCGCCGTCGCCCTCGCCGAACACGACCGGCTCATCGACAACCACGACTGAATCGACCGATTGGAACGGCACGACTACCCAATCACCTCGACCGTTGATCGGGTCCCACTGAATCTTGATGTCGGACATGGCTCACATTTGCTGAGTCGGTTCGTCGGAGCTGTCACTACCGCGCTGGATACCGCCGTGATCGTGGCCGTTATACGTCGCACGCATTGACGACATCGATTCGCTGTTCTTGTCGCAGTTGTCGACGATGTCGCCGGTGCATTCGAGCCGCGGCGTGACCGCGCGTATCTTCGTCGCAGCGTTGATCGTCACCGTCGTCGCATTGTCGACCTCAACCGCCTGTCCATTCGCCGCGATCTTCACGCCATTGCTGGCCGTGAGGTAGATCTGCTTGCCGTCCTGTGTGTAGATCATCGTTTCGCCAGGCTGCAAACCCGTTGGCCGCGAGGACTGATGCCCGGTCGCGACGACGATGCCGTTGCTGCGATCGCCGGCCACGAACAGGATGGCGACATCGGCGCCCTGCGGCGGGACGGACGTGAAGCCGAACTCGGCGAGCCGGCGCAGCCCGTCAATCGTCTCGAGTCCGTTGATCTGTGCCTGCAGTTGTTGCACGACGCCACTGTCGTCGACCGGCGCGCTCACGCGGCCGCGCCCGATAACGAGCAGGACGCGGCGCGCGAGGCGGTCGACCGTTGCCTGTGTGCGGCCGAGCGTGCGGTGCACGCCGCGGATAAGTGCGTGGAAGCTCGCCATTACGCCCCCGGCAACGCGCTGGCGTCGACAAAGATCGGCTGCAACGCGACGGGCTCCGGCAGATAGGCTTCGGGCCGCATGATCGTGAGTTCCGCGATGGTCCCCTCTTCCTCGTTTCGGATGTACGTCACCTCGCCGAGCAGCCACACCTCATTCACGATTTTCAACTTCGGCAGCGTCACTGGCACGAGCATGTTCGGCGTCCAGAGCATGCCCGCCGCGTCGCGCCAGCTGTCGGTCGTCACGGTGATCTCGGCGGCGCGCGCAATGCGCCGGTTCATCTCCCACACCGCGCGGCGTTTCGCGAGGTCCTCGTATCCCTGCACGGCCTCCGCGACGATGTAGCGCTCGCGCGTGCGCTGCACCCCGACGTCGTCGACGGAAACAATCACGTTCGCGCCGACACCGGCATCGTTGAAGGTCTCTACCGACTGCGTGAAGACCGTGTACTTCGAGAAGCGCTGCGACGCCGAATACCGGACGCGGGCGTGCTGCACGTTGATACCTTCCGCAATGCCGCCGGCGTGCTGCGTCTTATGGGCTTGCGTAAGCAACAGGTTGCCGTCGGGCGTCTCGTAGACGAGCAGTTGGCTGTATCGGCTGATGCGCTCGATGATGTCGTATGCACTCTCGCCGATGAAAATGTTGAATTGCGGAATCGGCGGCAGGTTCGCGATGTCGCAGGCGACGCTGATGCCGTAGTGCGCCGCCAGCTTCGACGCCACGTCGAGAGCAGATGTTCCGCTGATCTGCCCACTCGGCCACACCGCAGAGCAGTCGACCAAGTCCTGACACTTTCCACGGCCCGCGGCGCTGATCGAATGGCTGTCAGCGTCGTACTCGGGCACGTAGTCGTCGATGTAACCGGTGACGACAGGGTCCTGTCCGATCAGCAGCTTGAATGGATCGCCCACCTGCACGACGACCTCCTCCGTTTCACCGGGATACGCCTCGGTCAATCCGAGACTGAAGTCGGACGGGCAGCGCTCGATGCCGCGCGTAACGCGCACGTCCGTCCACCCGCTGATCGCCTGCGCACCGGCAATCAAAAACAGTTCATCGTTCATCGATCAGCTGGCGAGTGCCTGAAATGACTTCGGCATGAAGAGCGGATGCACCGGCTGGACTTGCTGCACGAGCTGGTCCGCGCGCGTCGCGTCGTCGTAGATCCGGTGCGCGAGCGCGAGCGCGGGCAGCGCGCCGGCGAACGTCATCGTGACGAGCGAGGCGAGATTGCCGCCGCGCGTCTGCAGATCATTGACTACCGAGCTGCGCAACGTGCGCAGTGCCGTATAGCTCGCATCGTCGCCCGCGTCACCGGCGGTCAGAATCTCCGCGTCGAACAGCGCAGTGACGTTCTCGAGCACGGCCGTCGCGTCGTTGTATGACGATGGCTGATACTGGGCGCAGGACAGCGCAACACCGGCTAGCGCCGCGCGACGGAACAGCGCCGCACAGCTCGTCTGCATCGACGACATCGCCGATCCGATCGGCGAGCTCGTGAACGTCCCGGTCGGCGCAAACGACGCGAGGTCCGTTGCCAGCCTGATTGCGTCTGCGGGATCTGCAGCTGACGCTACGAGCGTCGTTACGAGCGCCTGCGCGGCGGCCGCAAACGCCGAGGTATCGCTCACGTTTGCCGCCGCCGTCTGCAGCGCGGCGCCGGCGCCAACTACGGCAGCGGCATTGACGGTGTCCTGCTCGAGCAGTTGCTCCGCCGTCGTGCCGGCCGGCGCCGCCTGATTTGATCCCGTGTACCCGTCGTTTCCGCCACCAAAAAAGCGGCCGAAATCACCAGAGAGCGTGGAAACCGCGTTCACGACACGCATCACGTCATGAATGTCGGTGACCGCTGTCTGGTACCAGGAGATTGCCGTGTCGACGGCAGTGTTGACGATCGCCGCGCCTTTTTGCACTGCGGCGGCGGCCTTCTTGGCGAAATCGAGCAGCGATCCGCTCAGCAGCCCACTCGATGCCGCACCGACCGCGTTTTGCGTCGACGTCGCGACGCTCGGGTAGATTCGCGTGCCGCCGCGCATCAGCGACAGCCGGATCATGATCACCCGGCCGTGATCGAAGCTCTCGCTCGCCTCCGATTCCATGCAACTGACGTTCTGTACTGAGCCAAACGTCGGGTGCACGAGCGTGAGCAGACCGCCCTTCTCGCATGCCGCAACCAGCGCGTCGCGCTGCGCGATCACCGGGCCCCCGCCATATACCTTGCTGCTCTCTATCAGGAAGCCCATCAGCTCGTACTGCCGTGGCAGTTTGCCGAGGGGCTCGATATATGCATCATCGCGAAACGGATAGCGGTGGACTACGTTGCGGCTCCCGAAACGCGTGCGGTTTTCAAGCACAGCGAACGGCACGCCACCGAATGACGCCTGTCGCAATGAACCCCACCACGTGCCTGCGCCGGGCCCGTTCAGGATCGACGCGACCTGCGACGCGGCAGACGCGAGGCCGCCGATGCTGCCCGCAAAGTTCGCTAGGGTCGCTACACTCATATGGCCGGTTCCATCATTGACGAGTCGCGGACGCTGGCAGAGGCCGTGGCGCTCCCCGAACTCGTCACAGTCGCGCGCGTGCCTTTCGGCGCGTTCTTCAGCTCGACTTGCACGTGCACGCGCCCTGCGATCGCATTGGCATCGCTCGCGCGGATCGCTGCCTCGTTATCGGCTTGCGCGGGCCTCTCGTACAGCCGCGAAACGATCTCGCCGGCTTGCGCGGCAGTCGTTGCCTGGGCGAGCGCGGTGCCCGCGCGGCGCTCGTTACCCTGCCGCATCTC